AACAACCTTTGTCGTTTATTATCACAACCGCTGGTTCAGATTTATATGGTATTGGATACCAAAGACATGAACAAGCCATTGACATTGCAAAGGGATTGATTGAAGATGAATCACAACTGGTTTGTATTTATGGAGCAGACAAAGAAGATGATCCGTTTGATGAACGTACTTGGAAAAAAGCAAATCCAAATTACAACATATCAATCGGCAAACGTGCCTATGAAAAGGAAGCAAACAAAGCAATGGTGAGTGCAGCAAGTTTGAACTCATTTAAAAGATACTATCTAAATGTTTGGACACAATCAAAGGATGGATGGATTAATGATGAGATATGGACCAAATCACATTGGGATTTTGATGATGAGATGTTGCGTGACTATCCTTGTTATGGTGGGCTTGATTTGTCATCAAGAAGTGACATCACTGCATTTAGTTTAGTTTGGAATATTGATGGAAAGTATTATTCTAAAAATTGGTTTTGGCTTCCTGAAGATAAAGGATCACAATCAGCGGATAAAAAAAACATTCAATATCGTGAATGGGTTCGTGATGAATACATTGAAGAAACAAGTGGCAATGTGATTGACTATGATTTTATCATTTACAAACTTGGTCAACTTAATAAGTTATATGATATACAATCCATTGCATATGACAATTGGAATTCACATCATATTGCTCCAAAGCTATATGAAGAAGGATTTGACCTGATTGAGTTTAGACAAGGGTTTAAATCTATGAATGCTCCAACCAAAGAACTTCAGGCAATGGTTGAAAGTAAAAAGTTTAATCATGGCAATAATCCAGTGTTGCGTTGGATGGTTGGCAACGCATCGGTGAAGTCTGATCCAGCTGGAAACATAAAACTTGAAAAAGATACACGTTCACCAAACAAAAAAATTGATGGATTGATTTCAAACATCATGGCATTTGGTTTATGGTTAGACAAACCTGATTCAAACAAATCTTATTTAGAGGATGGAAATTTATATATAATATGACAAAAATAACAAGAGAAGAGTACAACAAAGCGTTAGATATTGTTGAGCAATATCATCAACAATTGGTTTTGAAAAAAGCTGATATTATTTTATTTGAGCAAAAAGATTGGACTTATTGGGAAAAATTAGGTGAATGTTCAGTTAGGTTGAAAAATATTATTTTATCAAATCCTAATTACAATGTAGAAGATATAAATGAAAGAACATTTTTGCCTTTAAGAAATGCTGGTCGTAAGACTTGGCGTGAATTTATTGAATTACGTGGCAGATAATGAAAATTCCAAAAAAAATATATGATGTCCTAAACAATAAAAGAAACTTTGATTTTATATTTCTTGAAATGTTAAAGCAACACACCAGTGAAGATGCTTATGATGCGGCACTTGATTTGGTCCGTAAATATGCACCACATTTTAAACATTACAAAGACTTTGATTCTTATCGTGTTATTTTCTCAAACAAAAACAATCGTGAGATTGAAGTTCCTGAAGAAATTATTGAAGCGGTTACCAAAGGAATTGATGACTTGTTTCATAAGCATTTGAAGAAGGTCAAGGTCCGCAAAATGGCATATGATCAATGTGTCAAAGAAATTAATAAATATTTACCTGATTATAAACCACATAGAAATTATCAATCATTTAAAGCACTTCAATCAATAAATTATAAAAAAAAATAATATATTTGCAAAACAAACAAATATTTAACTTTCATTAAATTACCCTTGCAGAAATGTGAGGGTTTTTTTTAGTTAAATATTTTACATATTTATAAAAAACTAATGTATGATTTTTGCATTAGTGAATTTATTTGGATTTGAAATCAAAAGAATAAATCCAGTCTTATCAGAAAAAAAAGGTTTCTTAAATGCAACTTTTGGTGGAATGGTTGGAAGAACACCAGTCACCGAAACAACTGCAATGGGACTTTCTGCATATTGGGCTGGTGTGCGAAGAATCTCGGAATCAGTTGCAATGCTTCCAGTTGATGTGTTTAAAAAATCAAATGGAAAGCGTGAACAAGTATCTCATCCTACTGAATATTTATTAAATGCTGAAGCAAATTATGAATCAATATCATTTGATTTCACACAAATATTAATAACATCAGCAATCAATCATGGTAATGGATTGGCTATTATTGAACGTGATCAGTTTGGAACACCAACATCATTGGTCAATGTATCACGTGAAATTTGTGAACCATTAAAGTATGATGATGAAATTTATTGGAAAGTTGAAATAAAAGAAGCTTCAAACAAAGGTGAATCTTTGCTTGTAAAAGATGCGGACATTATCAATTTACGTGGGTTTGGTGTTGATCCAGTCATTGGTTTAAGTGCAATACAAGCACACAAACAAAATCTTGGGTTATCAATTGCAGCACAAGATTATGGTGCAGACTTTTATAACAAAGGAACGAGGATTGATGGATACATTGAATATCAAGGTGTTTTGAAACCTGAAACAAAAGATGCTATAAATCAACAATGGCAATCAAATTATGGTGCAAATGGTACACGTGGAACTGCAATCTTGGATGCTGGTTCAAAATATCATCGTATAGGTTTACCACCTGAAGATGCTCAATTCATTGAAACAAGAAAATTCCAAAAGAATGAGATTGCAACAATTCTTGGAATACCATCACACATGATCAATGAAATGGAAAATTCAACTTTTTCAAACATTGAACACCAGTCAATTGAATTTGTGACTTATTCAATTGGAACTTGGATTGAAAAGATAGAGCAAGAATATAGACGTAAACTTCTAAAACAAAATGAAAAGGTAGATCATTATTTCAAACACAATGTTGATCGTTTACTTCGAACTGATGTCAAGACAAAAGGGGAGTATTACAGACTGATGACTGATATTGGTGCGTATAGCATAAATGATGTACTTGAATTAGAAGATAGGAATCCAATTGAAAATGGTGATGAACGTTATGTGCAAATCAATAGAATACCTATTGAGGATATGAAAGAATATTATAAAAAAGAAAATAATAATGAATAAAATAGAAAGACTTGCAGAGGTTCGAAATATTAACGAAGTAGAACGAACTGCACAATTTGTAATATCAACCGAATCCATTGATAGACATGGAACATCATTTAAACTTGATGGATGGGACTTGTCAACTTACGACCGCAATCCAATTGTTGGATATAATCACGAAGTGAGTGGTTCTAATCCTGACACAATCATTGGAACATCAAGAGTGTTTAGAGATGGTGATGCTTTGATTGGTGAAGTAACATTTGAACGTGAAGGAAACAATCCTTTGGCTGACAAAGTATTCAATAAAATGCAAGATGGTATTTTGAAAATGGCAAGTGTTGGAGCGATTCCACACGAATATCGATATGGTCAAGGAGAAGAAGAGGATAGAAATACTATTTATTTTACACGTCAAGAATTGGTTGAATGGTCAATTGTGAGTGCTGGTTCAAATCGTGATGCGTTTAAACGAAGTGCGGACCAAGTTGATGAACTTAAAAAATTACTTGAGGTTGAAGAAGAAATTATTGAACAAGAAATGGGATTTGAAACAAAATCAGCTTTGCGAAATTATCACAAAGTTAAAATTGTTACAAAATACCTATAATCAAATAATTGATTTTTGTAGTATTAAAATTTAGAAAATGAGAAACAGTAAAGTAATAAGAGAAGAAATAGGTGAAGTAAAAACTTCCCTTGATGCTCTTGAAAATTTAGTATCTGAAGAAAATAGAGATTTTTCTGAAGATGAAAAAGTATCATTTGATACAAACATGGAAAGATTATCAAAGTTAGTTGATGAACTTCCAAAAGTAGAAAAAGAAGAAGAAATAAGAATGAAAGCAGCAAATTTAGGTGGAAGTCCAGTAGTGACAGAAACCAAAGAAGAAAAAGAAATAATAAGAGATTTTTCTTTTGGTAAAGCGGTACGTGCAGCATTTGGTGGAAAACTTGATGGTGTTGAATTAGAAATGGCACAAGAAGGTGAGAAAGAAATGAATGCAATTGGTCGAAGTGCTAATGGTATCGTTATCCCATCAATGATTTTAAATCGTGCAGTTGTTACCGAAAATGGAACAAGCGGAGTTGAAACTCAATCTTTTGTTGATGCAGTTTATGCAAACACAATTCTTGATGAATTAGGTGTTACTCGAATTAGTACATCAAGTGATCAAAGGATTCCAGTACTTGGCGCAGTAAGTACACAATGGGAAACTGAAACTTCAGATGCAATTGATGGTGGAACTGCAATGAGCAAAAAAGACCTTGCTCCGAAAAGACTTGCAGCTTATGTTGATTATAGCAAACAAGCAGCTATGCAACACAATGAATCACTTGAAACTGCGTTGAGAAACTCAATTGCACAAGCGGTTGGAGCAAAAGTTGAATATGCTTTATTCACTGATGATTCTGCAAATGGTGCGTATAATTATTTAGGTAGTGGTAAAACTCCAGTTACAAATGCAAACATCACAAACTTGATGATGGCACTTGTTGAGGAAGTACAATCAAATAATCACAATCGTGGGAATTTAGGTTTTGCAATCTCAAACGATTTGTTCACTGAAGTTTACACCGCTGCACAAGTATCAGGTGTTAATCCATTAATCATAAATGAAATGATTATGGGAGTAATGGCGAAGTTTTCAAACCAAATTGCTGACATTACAAATCCAGCGGTTTATTATGGTGACTTCTCAAAAGTTCAGATTGCACAATTTGGTGGTGTTGAAATCCTTGTTGATCCATACACACAAGCAATCAAAGGAACAAACAGATTAATCTTAAATTCTTATTGGGATGCTGCACTTGTTCAAGATGCTGCAATTTCAGTTGGAACATTCGGATAATTCATTTAGTAATTAGTTAATATATAAAGGGGGTTGGGGTTTTCCCTAACTCCCTTTTTTTTTAAAACCAATGATAAGAAATAAAAAAATAACAAGCTACACACAATCAGTCAATTGGGCATTGACTTTGGATGAAGCAAAAAGACATTTGAATATTTTAGATACATCTTTTGATGACATCATAAATGATTACATAGCATCTGCACACTTGATGCTATACAACGAAGCTGGATTGCTTATCAAAGGTGCGGTGACTGGGTACATGGATAAATGGGATGATTTTCGCATTGATGTTAATCCAGTTGATACATTTATTATCTACTATTATGATACTAATAATGTAAGAACATTACTAAATTCCTCATCATACTTTTGGACAAATGGTCTTTATTCTTATGTAGAAATGAAAACAGATTTGCCAAATTTATATGATCGTGACTTTCCAATTGAAATTGAAATTACAACTTTGGCGAATACTGATGACATGGTAAAACAAGCATTGCGAATGATAGTGTCGGATATGTTTGAAAATAGACAATCAACTATTGTTGGAAGTAATTTACATAACTTATCACGAGGCACACAATTCCAACTATCAATGATAAGTCAACGTACTGAAATATGAACATAGGTCGTTTAGATAGAAAAATTGTCATTGAATCACAAACGTTTTCAACCAATTCAATTGGTGAATACACATCAAGTTGGTCAACGTATCACACAACGTTTGCAAATGTGCAACGTGGACTTGGTAATGAAAAAGTTGAAGCGGATCAAGTAACGGCAACAAGCAAGGTTAAATTCAAGATTCGTTTCTTTGATGGCATTAATGAATCAATGCGTATTTCATACAATTCCAAATATTATGACATCCTGGATATTCAAGAACTTGGTCGTGAAGGGTTGATGATTTCTGCCAACAAAAAGTTATGATTGAGATAAAAAAGATACAAGGTGTAAAACAATTACAAAATCAAATCAAATCATTAGCTGATGATAAAATAAAAAGACGTGAAATTTTAAAAATATTAAAAAGACAATCAAAGCCTTTATTAAAAAAAGTAAAAGAAAACACACCAGTTGCAGACAATGCAATATTGTATCGTGACAAAATTTATTATCCTGGAGATTTGAAAAAATCAATGGCAATAAAAACATCACCAATGAAACATTATCCAAATGTGTTGATAGGTCCAAGAATTGGAACAAAACAAAAGTATGATGGATTTTATGCTTTTTTTATTCAGTTTGGTTATAGGTGGGGGAAAAAAAGAGTTCCTGAAAATGATTTTATTGCTAAATCAGTTAATTCAGTAGGTGGACAAGTTGAACAAAGGGCAAGTAAAGAATTAGAAAAATATATTTATAAAAAAGCAAAAAACAATTTATGAGAATAGAACTAACAACGGATTATGCAATCCATACGAGAACATTACCTGAAGGTACACAATTACGTGTATCGAATAAATTAGGTAAGGAATTAATATCATTAAAAGTTGCAAAAGCACTTGATGGTTTTACCGAAGAAGAAATGGTTGAACACATTGTTCAAATAGCAATGGACAATGAAGAAAAACCGAAAGTTAAAAAAGTTACAAAAAAGAAAAAAAGTAGTAATTAATATTGTATAAAATTTAAAAGAATAAAAAAATGGCAAGTACAGGGATCCTGAATGGAACATTAGCAAAGATACAAGTTGGAGGTGTGACTATTGCACACTTAACATCAAACTCATTGACATTTGATATGTCAACAAGAGACGCGTCAACAAAAGACTCAAACGGCTGGAAAGAATCATTGGAAGGACAAAAATCATTTAGTGGTTCAGCTGAAGGATTTTTTGCTGAAGATGCTTCTTATGGGTATGAAGATTTATATGGTGTATTTACTGCAAGAACTAAAGTAGTTGTGACATGGACCACCGATGTAACTGGTGACATGGAGTACAGTGGTGATTGCTTTATTACATCACTTGAAAGAACTGATGGACTTGAAGAATCAAGTACTTTTTCAGTATCTTTTGAAGGAACTGGTGCAGTGACAAAAGCTGCGGTAGTATAATTTTTGATTTTTGTTATATTGTGTAAAAAGGGGTGGGTCTTTGCCTATCCCTTTTTTTCAATATATAAACCAATAAAGAATATGATTAAAATTAAAAACAAAGAGTACAAATTTAAATTCGGTTTCAAAGCATTAATGATGTTTGAAAAAGAAACTGGAAAAAGTGTTGCAACATTAGGTGAAAACATTATGATGGAATCAATAGTTGACATTGCTTATTCAGGAATGAAAGCGTGTGGTGAAAAGGTTTCAAAGGATTTCATTATTGATGCAATTGATGATGACATTAGTTTAATTAATGTTATAACTGAAGCAATGTCAAGTGATATGGCATCGTTTAATAATTTAGGCAAAGAAGCAAAAAAGTAGGTTTGCCATTGATTAATTTTATAAGGGGGTTTGTTCTTGGTGTTTTGAAACAAACTCCTTTATGTTTAGATAATTATTCAATGGTTGAAATTTATGATGCTTATGTTGGACATCGGTTGAATGAAAACATTAATTCACGTGTTCACTGGGAAACATCAAGACTTATTTCTTTTGTCACTTTAAAATCACAAGGGCAAAAAAGAATTAAAAAACCACAAGACTTAATTAAGTTTGATTGGGAAGAAACACAAGCAAAAAAAGGAACAAAATCAAATCCATATACAAAAGCAGAAATTGAACAATTGAAGAAATTAAAACCAAATTGGTTCAAATAAAAAATGGCAAGAAAAAACATAAATTTCAGAATTGGATGGGATTTGAAAGCGTTCAGCAATTCAAGTCAAAATTTACAAAGACAATTACAATCGACAAGCAAAAAAATGATGTCAATTGGAAAATCAATGTCATTATCATTGACTGCACCAATTGCATTATTGGGGGGGGCTGCATTTAAAACATTTGCAACGTTTGAACAATCAATGGCAAAAGTTCAAGCAATAACTGGTTCGACTGGAAAAGACTTTGAAAATCTAACGAATCTTTCAAAAGATTTAGGTATTGCAACACGATTCAGTGCATCTGAAGTTTCAGAATTAATGTTAAATTACTCTAAACTTGGGTTTAGTTCTTCAGAGATTCAAAAAATAACTGGGGCAACGTTGGATCTTGCTCTTGCAACTGGTGAAGATTTGGCACAATCCGCTGAAATTGCTGGTGGTACATTAAGAGGTTTTGGGTTAGATGCTTCAGAAATGGGTGCGGTTACTGATGTAATGGCAAGAGCTTTTTCAGGAAGTGCATTGGATTTGCAAAAATTTTCTGATTCAATGCCAAAAGTTGGTGCGGTTGCATCAAGTTTGGGCATATCGTTGACGGAAACAACTGCAATGCTTGGGGTACTTGCAAACAATAATATTCGTGCAACAACCGCTGGAACTGGGTTGAAAAACATTTTCTTAAAAACTGCACAACAAGGGTTGTCATTTAATGATGCGATGGAGAAAATTAGAAACTCAACCACACCATCAATTACTGCTATGAATATGTTTGGTCAAGAAAACGCAACTGTAGCAGTAAAACTTGCAGAAAATCAAGATGCAATTGATGAAATGAATACCAAACTAAATGATACCAGCGTGACTGCTGCTGGAATGGCTGAAATCATGGACAATACATCAGAAGGTGCAATGATGCGTTTGAAATCCGCTACTGAAGGGCTTGGTATTGAATTTGGTGCAATTATGGCTCCAGCAATTGGAAAAATTGCGGATATTCTTTCATTGTTAGCCATTGGTTTTGCTAACACAAACAAATATGTAAAGATTGCAATTACTGTTGTTGGTGGATTACTTGCATTGCTTGGACCAATTGCGTTGGCGGTTGGTGTTGTTAATGCTGCATTAGCAATTTTGGCAGCGAATCCAATTGTTTTGACAATAGTTGCAATCATTGTCATACTTGGGATTTTAGCAGCTGCATTCATGTATGTCAGGGATAATCTTGAAGCGTTTGGGGATTATTTTTATAATATTTGGGTTGATATAGTAAACACAACAGTTGATGCAGTTGCAGACATTGTCAAGTCCATTGATAAATTTGCATCAATGTTTAATGTTGATTTGGGAGCGACAAAGTTTTTCAATGGTCTGAAGATGACTGCAAGAAAATCAAAAAAGGATTTTAAACCTTTTTCTGAAACTGTTGAAAACATTAAAAAAGAATTTGGTGAACTAATTGATTTAGATACTGAAAGTGCGCTTGATATTGCTCCTGAAAATGCTGATGAAGCAAAAGACACGATAAATCAAATTGTTGATAGTGCTGAATATCAATTAAAATTGGCAAAAGCACAAGGTGCGACACAAGATGAATTGATAAAAAAGGAACGTCAACTATTAAAATTAAAAATAAAAACGGCTGAATCAGAACGTGATAAATTAGTTGCAACACGTGAATTGAACTTGTTCGAGGAGGAACTTTTAACAAAGGAAAGAAAGTTAAAAATCACCGCTGATTGGAGTGGATTGGGTAAAATATTAGAGAATATGAAACCCAAGATTGAAAAAAAGCTAAATCCGACTGCAAAAATAGACATTAAGCCATTAACAAATGAAGAACTTGGTATTGTATTTGAACCAAATATATTTCAAAAAATGGGTGCGGAAGCTGGTGAAGCATTAACCAGTGGTTTAAAATCATTAGCTACTGAAGGACTTGTTTCTTTTGGTCAATTCATGGGGGATGTCATGAGTGGTGGTGATACGACAATGGAAGATTTTGGTCGTGGATTACTTAATTCAATTGGCGGTTTTATGGGTCAATTTGGTGAAGCTATGATTGCTATCGGTATAGCTGAAGCAATGGTTCAGGCATCTATTAAATCAATGAATCCAGCACTTGCAATTGCTGGTGGTATTGCATTGGTTGCAGCTGGTGCAGCA